CTAACACCACAGCGTAGGTCTTTGATAAGGATACGGCGATACCAACCATTCCACTCTTGCTTGGTAGCAGATTTCATCATTGCTTGTATTACATCACGTGCCGCATGGCCAGTGATTCGTCGAGCAGTAAATCCACTAAGGGCCAGTGTAAATGTATCCCAATCTAGCCCAGCACCATCTTCATCTTCTTTCTCTGGTATTTGTTTGAGTCCAAAAGTTATCATTGGATCTAACGCCAGTCGCATGCCAGCAAATAACTCATCGTTACCCATTTCGGCTTGAGCCAAAATGATAGCTTCTTTGTTTAACCGACTAGGGTGATCTTCTAAGGTAGAAATAACATACTGGCAGGGATCGTACATTTAAGACCTTTCTAATAACTATATTAGTTATTATAGCATCTTAACGGCTAGTATGTCAAGTGATTAGTAGTTTTAAATGGTTTGCCTATATAGGCATTTTCCAATTGGCGCATAATTAAGTTTTTCATTCTGCGTATAATTGGATGATTGTGATTCCAATCAAATGCTTTCAAATAGTCATTCCAAGTGGAATTTTTATGTCTACAACACAGATTTGAATCTAAATAATGGGCAATAGTAGCAGGGTCATAACCAAAGCGATCAAGTAGCTCGCAAGCCGTATTAAAAGCGTGAGCACCCATTTCGTCTCTATCGCCATAATACTCTTGCTTTTTTCGGTCTTTGGCATACTCTGCTGTGCTTTGATATCCTGGGATATTCTTAAAATTTCGAGCACGGAACTGTCGCATGTGTACAACTTCGTGTAAAACTACATCAGCAAATCGAACTGCCATACGTTTGAAACGATGTTGGGTTAATTTTATCTTACGATCAGTTGGATTATAATTGAAATTAACTTCTATAGCTGGTTTGTTTTTCTTGTCTAGATCGCTGTAGTATACTCCACCCAGAAAAATAAAACCTTTATTAGTAGGAGTGTACATACATTTCTTAAGTTTTAAAGGTATACAGGCTTTAATGTGCTTAATAATACGTTTTTGAATTTGACTAGGACTCAGCTCTTTGCCCACTATTTCGCTGTTAAGCGAATAGAACATAGAGTACAGATTACTGCGGGTTAATTCTGACCAATTAAATGGTAATTGTGCCATTTTACACTCCTAGTATAACTATTTATAGTATACTAGGAGTATCGTTTTATTACACTATTTACGGGCGTTTTTCTATGATTTCGTCAATTAAACCGTAATCTAAGGCTTCTTGGGCACTCATGAATTTATCACGTTCCATATCGGCTAAAAACTGCTCAAAAGTTTTGCCCTTAGAATTGTGTTTTACGTAGATTTTAGTCAAAGATTCCTTCATTTTTAGGATCTCTTTTACTTGGATTTCCATGTCTGTAGCTTGCCCACCTGCGCCGCCGCTAGGCTGATGAATCATGTGGCGAGCGTTAGGTAGCATACGCCGTTTACCAGGAGCACCAGCGGTAGCCAAAAGACTGCCCATGCTACAAGCCTGTCCCATAACGATCGTTGCAACATCAGGTTTGATGAATTGCATAGTATCGTAAATAGCCATACCAGCAGTGACGACTCCACCAGGACTGTTAATAAAAAAGTTAATATCTTCATTACCTTGACTTTCTAAAAATAACAACTGAGCCACCAGCAAACTAGATGTATGCTCGTTAACATCAGTGTCTAACATTACAATACGATCTTTGAGTAGACGACTATAAATGTCGTAACTACGTTCTCCGCGAGCTTCTTGCTCGATTACCATTGGTACTAAACTAGGCATAAATTTCCTCTTGTAAATATCGTTTTAATTCTTTGTCTGTAGGCTGTACGGCGTAATTCTGTTTGAAAAATATTTCATAACTATCGCTTCCATATTTTCCAATACCATATAACATTGTAGCATCATTGCCGTTCCAGGTCAAATAGTCCTTACTCATACGGATTAGTCGTTCATAACGAACATTCATCATACCCAAGGGTGCTAGGATAGTTTTGACAAAATCCGGATCAGCATTGAGCAACGCCTGCGGTGTAGGAAACCAGTATAAGAATTCCGGTAAGGTCATCTTAACTGGCTTACGACTAGTTTGATTCAGCATGATCACTCCTACCATATGCTCCCAGGCATTTGATATTTGTTGTTGGACCATCAGGTCATCGCGCAAGGGCTCAAAGAATTTCATTTAACATTAGATGTATCGTAGGTTTGAGCAAAAATATCTTTCTTCACTACACCGTAATCATTAGCACCGTGTCGAACAATATAGTCTTCTCCTGACTTATAAGCCAGATCACCCCAGCTAGCATGTACCACGCCGTCGTGATCTGCTAGTTTGGCATGCTTATGTATCTGCTTGGGAGTAGCAGTGCCATCCCCGTTGTCATCATAGAGTTCAGCAAATTTCTCAGCACTTACTGGATATTGTTCACCTTTAGGGCCTGTGATAATTTTGTGCCCAGCCAAATAGCTAACTGGGCCTTCTAATGTGTCTACAGTTCCGGAGGAGATAGCTGTTTTATAATGTATAGGTGCAGATTTTTTGTAAGTTTCAAATGCACCAGTCTTAAACCAATTGTCAGTAATACCTTCCATTGATTCTACGATATTAATAAATTCTTTAATCATTGTTTGTCCAATTCTTTAAATGCTTCCGGAGCACGTTTTTCGGCAAGTTGACGCTGAGCTTGAGCATCGTGTGCTTTGCGTAAAATATTAGCATCACCTGTAGGTAAGGCAACTAATACATATACCCGGAAACGGCCGCCTTCTGCTACACGCTTGATATCACGCACTTCGACACCAGTCAAGTCGACACTCTTACAGCTGGTACGCAAGGCCATTTCACTGACTTCGGTACTGGTTGCTTCTGAGTCTGTACGATAAATTTTAGTTTGCTGACTAGCAGTACCGCCAGCTGCCATACAGATCTTACCATATGCATCTGCTTTGGCCTTATGATCTGCCATACTAAAGTCAGCACTAACAGCACTACCAGATTCAAATACTGCTGAATTTGAAATTGGAACTTCAGTCATCCATTTAGGAGCCTGACTAATTGCCTGTTCAACATATCGCTGTTGGAGATACCGTTCGTTATCAGCACGTTTTTGATAGGGATCAGTTGTACCACATGCAGCCAATGCAGCCACGATTGGTAATAGTGTTAGATATTTTTTCATTTAGAATTTCCAGTCATTTGATCTTTGGTCCAATTAGCGGCACCTGAAATGTCGTTGCCAAAACCGGCAACTGTGCCACATGCTGTTAGACTACTTAAAAGTAAAGCAACAATTAATTTTTTCATTTTGCCAACTCCGTGCTTTGTGTTTTAACTGTTTCGACGCCCTTGTCTAACATCTTAGCAATGCCGGTGAAACCTACGGTGGCTAATACCAGTCCAAAAATTGTGCCTGCGATAAATGCCTTCATATAGTGCCTTTCTTTTTATCAAATTACATACTACAATACATATTATACTGTCAGCAACTTAGATTGTCAACCTACCATTTATCTACTACAATCCAATTGGCAGCAGAATTATCCAATTGGCAAATAACTCCATAGTAGACTCTCAGTTCACCTTTGACTTCTAAATGTTCGCTGAACAATCTGCAACGACTATTTTGGTAATTAAAGTATTTGGTTACCCTAGCTGGTCCAACTTCATTTTCCAAAATCACATCACCAATCTTAGTCTTATGATTAACCTTTTGGCCTTCACTACAAACCGTTACTGATTCGGTGTTAAATGTTCCGCCTAGCCCTACTAATAGATTTTTTCGAGCTTTTTCTTGTGCGATCCGGCATAGCGTATCTTCAGAATCAGCACCAGTGTGGCTATCAGTTAAATGATGAACTACGCCGTCTACAGTTAGATCAAATGTGACTGCACATTTACCTTGCGATATATTTTTGGTTAAATTGGTTACTGCACTTACAGTATGTTGACTAGCCAATTGACTAGCCGAACGTATGTCACAATCTGCCCACGCAAGTTGACTAGCCAAAAGAGGTATTAGTAGTAGACGTTTCATGATTTATCGCACGAATATGAGTACCACCAAATGGTAGCTTTTAACTTACTATTGTATTCACGATCCACTAGGCTTAAATTATCCGGATCTGGATCAAAATTTTTATCTTGTTTGATCTTTTTAAGATGTGCCAATTGCTGATTGTCTAGCTCACAGCTGACTGGATAGTTAGCTAGAGCTTCGTAGGTTAGTGGTCCGGCCCAAGGGTTTGGACTTTCATGCTCGTAGCACCCTGCTAGCAGTAGTACTACTAAACACATTGCCAATTTCATTTTACATACTTTCTAATAAGATTCCAGCACTCTTCATTACTAGTATTATAAAACAATTTGGCTGCGCTGTCAACATCTTGTCCACTTTCTGTTGCAATTTGTTTCCGTATTATGGTCGGACACCAATTGAGAAATGCTTGCCCAACTCGATAATCTGGATTACGCATGTACTCCCAATTATAATGTTTGACAAACTCATCAAACTCTTGCGGGCTGAGCATTACTGACTAAATTTATAATTGATTCCGGCTAGAATAAAACTAATGGCAGCACCGGTATAGTCACCTTTGTTTAAATTTTCAAGACCACAAAGGGTCAACCATCCAATTAGAAACCAAGTAATTTCTGTTTGATTATTCAAATACCATGATCTAAAGCTATTCATCCTCTTACTCCTGTGTTTGTTATTGTTACTTCGGGTCCTTCACTTTCGAAATCCATGCCGCTGCCTTTTCCTTCATAACAACGACCGTTCCATTTTAATTTCAACTTGATTGCCTTACTAATAATTACATCGAGTTGCTGTTGAAATATAAACTGATCAACTACCGCTTCGGTTAATTTGGCACTCTTAGCCATTTTAACCTTGCAGGTATTACTGTGTCGAATTATTTGCGACATTACCCGCCTCCAATTCTGCAATGCGATTTTCAAGAGCATCAATATGATCGGCCATCTGCATTAATAAATTGTTAGTATTTTGACTAGTTGTTCGTAGCATATCTGCCACACTAATTTTTGGTTGTTGTTCTTCTACAATTTTAATTTCTTCTGACATTTTAAATCTCCAATAAAATATTTGGGTTCCAGCCGCTTTCCTCGTAGCCATCATAGCCGCGTGGATTACATACTATTCTAGTAGTACCGATCATGTAGTCAAATGGATAATGCGTATGCCCGTGTGTCCATAATTTAATCTGCGGGTGGTCAAGGATAAATTCATTCAAATCGCTGTGGTACCCGGCATTCATTATAGTTTCGTGTGCGTACATTTCATGCACACTAGCAAAACTTGGACTATGATGACCAACAACTACATATTTGTTAAATGGGTTACTTTCTACTACTTCTTTGATATAGGCTTTAGTACGACTGTGTCGGTCCATGATATCGGCAGCCTTAAGCGGACGATATCCAGCATGTTCTACCCGAATGATTTTAAAATCATTCATCATAGAGGGCAAGGCATGCATGGTCAATGGATCACCTTTATTACAATCAGTCCATAATGTTCCGCCCACAAAAGTAACATCGTCAATTACCTTGGTATCACGTTCCAAAAAGTAGATGTTGCTAAATGATTCCTCACACTCCTGTCTTAGGATATCTATAGTTTCCGCCCACTTGCCGTCATAGAATTCATGATTGCCGGCTATGTAGATAACATGTGGAAATTGGAAGCTACAGCGTTTAAGGAATTCTCTATAACGTAAGGCGGCCTGTTGACGATAACTCATACTATCAACCAATGCTTCACCGGCCCACGCCATGCTCATAGGCTTCGCTCGCTTAAGATGATCAGCGACCATGATATCTCCGCCTAGAATAAGGACGTCATAGTCGTTGTCATTTTTAATCTGTATGTCAGCAAACTCTAAATGTAGATCGCTGACTAGTTTAATTTTCATTGCTCAAACCCTTCTCGCAGAAGTTTTGCCTCTTCACGGCTATTCTCACAGGACTGACACAACACGCGGATCCATCCACCTCGTCTAGTTTCACCAGGTACTCCGCAACTTTCACAAGTAACACCAGACATTGACTCCGCCATGCTAACTAACCCAGCAACATATTCATCTCCGCCTTGATAATAGAATCGTAGCGAACCGAACTTTTCTTTGACTTGTTGTACAACTACCTGTGGAACAATTTCGCCATCTTTATTTTTCCAATCTAAGTGATGTTGGATGTTTTGGCATAACTGAACTAGGATATTAGCCCAGCCTGCACCCACAGCAATACCACCGTACTTACCTACAAACATTTTTGGATATACTTTTGGAAAGTATTCTTGCATTTCTTGTTCTGTCATAGCTTGCTCCTTGTATTATGTATTTTACATGAAAATGCAGTCGGTGTCAATCTTTTGTAGTCTAACATAGACCTTTTTGGCTAGGCGTTGTATTACTGGATTTGAGATATTGCCAAATTGTTTAACATATGAATGTAGGGCGGGACTAACATATTGACTATTGAATTTTAATTTACTCAGGCTGGCAAATGTTGGCATGTATCTTAGCGCACGAGTTTTACCTAGACTCCTACACAGCTCAATGGCTATGCTAATAGCGTATGCATCTATCTCATCAGGGTCTTCTAGATAGGTATTACCATTATAAAAAACTTCAAAGATTCTTTTACGGCTTTGGCGCTGATGTCTAAACTCATGCACAGTGGCATCAAATATTTGGATCAGCAAATTAGTTATATGTAATTCGTCCCAAATTAAGTCTTTGGTAAAATTATGATATATGCTTATTTCTATTGCTATTTCTCGACGATGATCATCGATCGGGTCATAAAATGCATTAACACAGAATTCGTCTAAATCTAGTGTCCGATCTCTCAGACTCTTTATTCTAATATCAAACCCTTGGGTTCGAAATTCTCTGCGTAGGCTAGTTAGTAATGATTGGAAACTTACACCCGATTTGCTTTTGTTCCTTACGGTCTTACAAACTAAACAAACGGGTTCCATTACGCTATTCATTACTATAACCTATAAGTTATCCTACCTTTAGTTAAATCGTAAGTACTAACTTCTAATCTAACCGAATCGCCCTCGATAATTCTTATTTTATGCTGTTTAAGTTTTCCACCTAAGTAACACAGTAGTAAATCGGGCATATTTTCTACACGCACTCTAAACATATTGGCAGGTAGAACTTCCTCTACAGTACCGGTTAATTCTAATAAATCGTCTTTACTCATGCATTTACTTTTTGAATAGTCCAACTACCATCATGGTTATCAGTCCATTCCAATGTATCCCCTTCTTTCCAACCCTGAGTTTCTAAAAAATCATCCGGAAACGGCAATAATAAATCGCCTGTTGCAGGA